TTCAATTATTAAAAAACGGCGGAAACCCTTGATTCTACGTGGTTTCCGCCAAATAAAAAAGATGCCCAGAGCCGGATTTCGGATTTCTTCCTATTATAATGCAAAGTCGAGCAAGCGCAGGTAGCTAAACACTTTTCTGATATGTATTATAACTCACAAAATGCAAACATACGCAAAATTTTTGCCCAGTAAATGCCCAGTAAATTATTTCTTACTCTGCTTATAAATCTGATTTACCCCAGTAGAAGCAAGACCAGACATGATGCCAACTGAAATCGCCGTGATAATATCTTCCGCCGGAAAGCTCTTCATCACATACATAGCAGGTACTGCAATGATTCCTCCCGCAATTCCTACGATTACCGGAATCACCTTATCACTGATCTTCTTACTTGCCTTGCATCCAATTCCAACCAAATAACAAATGATCACGATTGGTACTACAGTTGCACAATTTGATAAATCCATAGTCATCATCCTTTCTTCTCTAAATTTTCTAAATCCTCAATTCTATGATTTGCGGTACGAATTTTCTCAGTTGTGACCGCCTGCTGCTCTTCCAAACGATATGTACGTTCAACAACATTGTTGTGCTTGTCTACTCTTTTTGATAGCTCATCAAGCTTGTACTCTATCAATGCAATTGTTTCATCATGCTTTTTACTTGCAGCCTTTTGCTGATAGTGATTATTGATTAAGCATACGATCAATGTAACAAACGCCGCAATCATGGCAGATATTATTGATGTCATGTTTTACCCCTTTTCTATGATTCTCTGGTCCAAACACGTGGAGCTATTATTCCAATTTCACCATTGGCATCATACAGTTCAATATTAACATATCCTGCACATTTCCATTTACCGTATTTAAATGGTGCACTATATAGGTTCGAATTAAGTACAGCTGTACCAACCGGCAAACAATATCTTTCATCATGATTATGGTTAACACCACTATATCTTTCGTCATGATTATGATTAGTATTGCTTTTAGCACTAAGTGCTTGGTCAAGTGTAGCTTTTTTGTAATATAAATCATCATGTATATGCGCCGCTGGTGCCTTTTGACTTGCAAGCTCTTTAACACCAAGTGCTCCTGCAAGCTGATTTGCTGCTGAATTTGCGTTGATTGCATCAGCAGAGTCAATGATATTTAAAGAATTCAAATGTGTTTCGCATGCGTTCTGGAACTGTTGCGCATAATAGATTGCTAAGTCTTTATATGTCGGACAGACCATAAACTGTGTTGATATCTTGGTCAGTGCTACGCCTGATACATAAACAGCATATAGCGGCATTTGATTTTTCAAATCACCATTTAAAATATCTCCACTTACTATTTCAGGAGCAGACGGTGTTCCTGACGTTGCTGTCCCCTGTACAACTTCTAACTTTGCAGATTCAATACCTGATGCCGCATTTTTCTCGTAAGTCATTACGATCAGATCAATTCGGTTTGTTCCTGCGGTACCTGTCGATATTGTCAAATCTTCATAAGTATTCGGTTCAATACGGATATGTCTGCCCTGCATCAGCATATCGCCGTCAGAAATTCTAACCGTGTTGTTATTGATAATTGCTCCTGCAAATCTTGATCCGCTACTCATAACAAATTCTCCATCACCAAAAAAGGCAGCATTGAAGCTGCCCTGATCTGCTGATCTAATATGTTCTTTCCCGGCATACCCTGTTACTAAATGTGCCATAGTCTTTCCCTTCTTTCTCCGCTTAGTGAATAAGCGACATCCATGTATTGTACCCAACAACGCCATCAACTGTAAGCAGATTGTTTTTCTGATACTCTTTCACTACTGATTCTGTAGCTGTGTCAAATACCCCCGGACATGTGAGATCACACGCATATCCTTTAAGCATAAGCAAAATCTGCAGTGCAGTAACCATGTACTGTTTCTCGCCCTTTTTTACATAGTGCTTTCCAAGTGCGGCTTTAGTGGCAGATCCATAAATCCCATCAATCGCAAGTTTCGACTTATAGTCTAAGTTCATCGCTGTTTGTAACACCTTAATTCCTGCTTCAATGGTCGCATTTCCACGAATACCATCCGTTATGATTCCGGCATCGGCAAAATTACTCGCATGGATCTGTCCGGCACGAATGATAGCGCCCTTACCAGCGATATGTTGAATCTGCTGTATAGATTCAGTCTTCGATGGGATATTCTCGGATACTTTCACCACTTCTCCAAACGGAAAGTTTTTTCCGGGGCATGCAGTCTTACTCACATCACTATGCTTTCTGAATCGAGTAATTCCATATTCCTTGCGAAGCCATGAAACAACTTCTTTCAAAGCCTGCTTCTGTGCTTCTGGCATCTGTTCATTTTCAAAATTTCCTTCACAACAAACTCCAATCGTGTTGTAATTCACACCAGATGCATGTGCGCCGATCATATCGATTGGTCTGCCCTTGTATACTTTGCCATCTAAACGAATATAGATATGATACCCAATACCAGACCATCCATTTGCAAGATGCATTCTGTGAATATCCTCTACACTACCGTGACATGCAGAATGATGAAATACAGCTCCTCCATCCGTACTTTTTCTCTTTGTGAGAGATTTAAACTTTAAATGTGTGTCGATTATCTGCATAATAATCAGCCTCCTTCTTTTTATTTTATGCAATAACAGTTGTCATTGCAGCATTGTCCTCTTCAGCATTACTTTCTGAATCATCCGAATTTTTTAATGCATTAACCTTTTCTTCAATACGAGATATGTATTCTAATACAGCATCCATTTTAGGTGTGATTTCATCTGTCCCTGAAAAATCAATCGATGTAGCCGCCGAACAACAGATTGATGAAATTCCAGTCAAAAGTCCTTTAATCTCATCTGTAGTCATCTTTCTTTCAACATCTGTCATGTGTTACTCCTCCTCTTCGATCATGAATTCGATTGCCATGCATGCTGATGGTGTGATGCTCTCCGGCAGATCATCGTCTATAATTGTGTTGATTTCCAACGACGCTTCGACTGAACCGATTGCGGTAAACTCTTTGATGAACTCGTCCCAGTTCGGATTTGAACGGTTCATAGTGACTCCGTCGTCAGAGTACTTTCGAATCAGCTCATCACGAGCCTTGTCATACTCTACAAGTTCCTCATCAATTTTCTTGATATTACGTGCGACCGACAATCCTGCCTTGCGAGAGAATGCGAGATCTAAGATGCCATTGTTGGCGATCAACTGACGAATATCAAATAATTTGCTTAGTGTTGTAATGTATTTTTTCATGCTTATAATCCTCCTACTTGCTTATTGACCTGTTCCCCAGATAATTGCAAAATTAATACGAATCGGGTTTGTTCCAACTGAATCTTTAAATAAAACATAAAAACATTGACTCGACGCCATATATGTCACGCCATGAGGATGTCCACCATGCGCCGCCGCATCTCCATTATTAACAACGATAGCAACGTCATATGGACTAACGCCGCTGTTCCCCAAAAGTGTCCTAACATAATCGAGATTAAACAACAATCTACTTGTTCCTGTTCCTCTATCAGAACCTAACACAATAGTTCCTGTTCGAATTCGATTAAGTCCGTTCAATCTTCCATCATTAGTTGATCCTGCGCTATTAGCATAATTCGCAGACTTGGCGTAATTTACGCTGAAATTCGATGGATTATATACATACATGTTTGCACCATCATTTCCACCCCACAACCAGCTTGGCTGTCCGCCTTGTCCAGACCAATTCCATTTCATACCATTGATTGTTCCTAAGACGGTGAGGTTGCGGCCAATTTTAAGGGAATCCCCAATACCCGCATTATCACCCACAGCCAAATCTCGTGCTCCTAGCATCGTTGTAAAATGCGCATATTCAAATTGTGCATTTGTTCCTACGAGATACTTTGGTACTTTAAACATTTCTGTATTCGTGTCAGCATACAAGCACTGCGTCTCTATTTCTTCTGAAGACATAGTAATTACAGATAGATCATCTTGTAAGAGGTATCCTTTTAGACTGAACCCAGCAATATCAACATCGATGGATGCAACCATATACTTACCCGTATGATTATTTCCAATAACCAGTTCTTTATATATTCGCAAAGAACTTGTTGTCGTCAAATCACCAGTAAACTTACCATTCTTCGCTTCAATCGAGCCATCTTCCAGCACCTTGAAATTCTCATTCGCAGTGACAAGGCCTTCGAGACTGATCTTTTCAGCCTTAATAGAAATCTCCTCTGGAGACTGGTTGATTTCGGAAATGATCTTTTTCTTTTGAACCATTCCTTCCGGTGTAGCACCTACGCTGTACGACGTAGATGTTGTGTTGTCGGTATAGGTAATGATTGTCCTTGTCCAAAGATATGGCTTTGATGTGTCCGCAGCCGGTATCGATGTAGACCATGTTCCTGTTGGCACTGTGGTTCCCGATGCTCCAACTTGGTATGCAACTACCGTTGATTTGATACCTTTGCCTGCCGCCCCATCCTTGCCGTTCGTTCCATTGGTTCCATTCGTACCGTTCGTTCCGTTACGCCCTACACTATACGATGTAGATGTTGTGTTGTCGGTATAGGTAATGATTGTCCTTGTCCAAAGATACTGTCCTGCCGATACCGTTGGAATAGTCGCACTCCACGTTCCGGTTGGGGTTTCCGTACCACTAGACGATGCCTGATAAGTCACGACAGTTGATTTAACACCTTTGCCTGCTGCACCGGTGGCTCCAGTTTCACCTTTTGCGCCAGTATCTCCCTTCTGTCCGGTTACGCAAATTGCTGTGGTAGTAGATGTCGTACTGTCGGTATAGGTAATAACAGATCGTGTCCAGATGTACTTTCCATTCTCCCATCCGGGATATGTTGTGCTCCAGCTTCCTCCGGCTAAAGATGTTGCCGACGTAGATTTGTAATATTGCTCAACTATCGACTTTACTCCTTTACCGGTTGCTCCGTCTTTACCGTTCGTGCCGTCTGAACCATCTTTACCATTTGCGCCCGCCGCACCTGTGATACAGACTGGCGTCGTCTCTTTTGTAGAATTGTCTGTATACTTGATAACCGTCTTTGTCCAAATATACTTCCCATTCTCCCAATCTGGCGAGGTTGTTACCCACGAACCTCCAGAAAGAAAAGTAGCCGATGTCGACTTGTAGTACATGACATCCACCGATTGTACGCCAACACCATCTGCGCCTTTCTCTCCTTGATCTCCTTTATCACCCTTCGCTCCAGCGGCTCCCTTATCTCCATACACACCAATAACCTTCTTTGCAGTATCTACCGAAGTATTGTTCGTATATGTGATCGTTTCATAGTTCCAAAGGTACTTGTTTGTTGCTGTCATCGTCGGTACTGTTGTAGACCATGATGTTGGTACTTTGGTATTCGAGGTTGATACAGCATAAAACTCCTCTATCTCCTTAATTCCTATTCCGTCAGTTCCATTCGTACCGTCACTTCCGTCCTTACCGTCGGCTCCCGGATTTCCTCTATCACCATATGCACCTATAATGCATGGCATTGATGTACTTACGATCGTTCCATCTGACAGTTTTACAACCTCATAATTCCACAGATACTTTTTGCTAGATGAAACGGACTGCACCGTTGTTGTCCATCCAGAGGTTTTTGCTGTGACACCACTTGAAGCAGATGTTGCCAAATAATAGTTGATAACTTCGCTGATACTCTTACCGTCGACGCCATCCTTACCGTCAGCTCCCGGTGCGCCATCTGCGCCCTTATCTCCTTGGTCGCCTTTCGGTATCACGAAATCAAGAATCATATTCTTGTTGTCTCCGGCATTTTTCACTTCCGCATCTGAACCAGCGCCACCTGTTGTCACTGATCCAATTTTGATGCTCACTGTCTGCCCAGATTCAGATCCGTCACCAGAAGATGGATATGGACCCGCAGACACGCTCACTGTATCTGCTTCACAATCATAAGATATTGATGTACTGTTATTACTGATATTGACTATTTTCTTAGATACGGACGCAACTACATAAGTTCCTGTAATCTGCTCCCTTGCCCCTACCTTGTCATTTACATCAAATATATATTGATCGTTACTGTCCAACGAAAAATCGACCGAGTCGCTTGCAAAAGACTCTGTTATCTTATCAATTCCACCCTGAATCAAATCTTCATCTGATTCAGCATTGGAATTGTCGTAGATCTCACACATCTCATCCAATCCGGTAAGTGTCTGTGTTCCACTGATATTACCAAGCAAATCGCAGTAAATGTGAATTACTCGTCTATCTTTCAGGTCACCTCGTCCAAGACATATAACATGATTGATATGCTTGCTGTTTCTCTTAATTGTGAAACTTATCTGATCTGTATCAAACTGCTCATCCCGACTATAATCAGTAAGAGGACTTGCCGATAATTCAACAAATCCTCTATTAAATACCATATTCAACTTTGCATTGTATGCTTTCAGCATCTTTATGATGCCTGTATAACCCTTTATATAACGATTCATCTGATAAGATGATATCTGTATCTTTGAGTTCAGAGTGCTTACCTTGAACAGCTCCGAAAGTCCCATCCGGTCGATCAAAAGCTTTAACACTTCGTTTGCTTCCCCAGATACGATCAAATAGTCTTCTCCTTCATCTGGTTGCAGCACTTTAGACTCAAGTATGCCGTGCCATGTACGACCTGAGTATGTTACAGTCGTCTCGTCTGTATCAACGCCAACGGAATCTATCACTCCGCCATATTCTTCGCCCTCAAAATAAAGATAATAACCAGTTTTACATACGTTATTATTGATATTTACTTTACATTCAAAATCATTCTCGTCGCTTCCATATGCAAGATCTAATGTATAATCTTTGAGCACATCGATATCTTTTTTGGATTCATTCATATAAATTAAGTCCATCTTGGTATGCTCCTCTCTTCCAACAATGTAATATCAAATATCAGATTTGACGAAGTAGCTACATCCATTACGCCCGGCGGGATCTTTTGAAATATGTAAGAATCTCTATTTCGCAGATCAAAACAATTCCGCTGACTACCGTCGCTTTCATACAAGATTATTGTCTTTTCTACAGAGTCAATCGTCATGTACTCATTTGCTTCAATATCAACATCCACCGAATACATATGTCCTCCAATCAATATCTCTGGGCTTTTGCATGGTCCATAAATACGCATCCGAAAATTTGTATTTACAAAATCCGCATTTTGCAGTTTTTTCCCAAGAATATTTGATGTGTAATCATATGGGTGATCGTTATTATAGTCTAAGTTTTTACCAACTATCTCCTCATTTGAATTGAATGTAATAATCGTTTCTTTTATCCATTGCGGATAATCCGTCTGAATCGTCAACGTATTCTTCATGTATCGCTTATTATAGGTGTATTTTGACGCCTTACATCCTGTGACATAACACCGCATATAGTAATCGCCAATATAGAGTTTTCCATGTTTTCTGGCAACTACATCCTTTTCACACACCTCAAACAAACGATTTCTACTTTCTGTGCCCTCGTCATCATTTCTACATGCAAAAACGACTGGCAACGACTTCTTGACAATTCCCATCTTAAATGACGATATTTTGTCATTCATGCTTGTAGCTGTCCATGCGAAATCATGCAGATCGTTCTCATTGATATAGATGCCATTCGCACCAAATTCAATTACCTCGTTCATATGATTGACATATCGTGCTTTTTCTATCAAGTTGCCGTCACCTCTTTTACCATTCTTGCAAATTCTCTCTTATCAACCTTCATATTCACGGATTCCATACCCTCAAGTATCAGATCCGGAAGCCGCTCTAACAGCTCATATATAAGCTCAAGCAGTGCATTGTCATTTTTGCTTCCAGATGATGACTGACCATAATCTAACGCATTCTTCATATCCTGCGCTACTCGCGAAATCCACATACGGTTCTGGTGCAGCGGTACAACGGCTTCCGCTCCGTCACCTTCCAGAAGTGCAATCTCACCTTTCTCAACAACACCGCCTTTTGCATGCTTCTTTGCTTTGCTGGTTATTTTTGCCGTAGCATTGCTTTTTAGGGAAGAAGTATCAACCTGAACGTTAACATCTTGAATAAATAAATTATGCAAAAAATCCTTAAACCAACTCGCGATATTCGGCGCAACCTCTTTCAAACCTTGCCACAATTTATTCATAAGTCGTTTTCCTGCTTCCCACATTTCACCAAGGCATTCACCAATTGCTCTCACAATAGACGCTATAATCTCTGGCATTTTCGAAGCTAAAGCATTCTTTATTTCCGCAAGATTCGTAATAAGTGCCATAAACAAATCTACGCCAGCGTAAATCATATCATCCAGATGCTCAAGCAGAGCACCCGTTATAGCCTCAATAATTTGCGGCAACGCCTTACAGATTGTATCGATAATCTGTGGTAGTGCATCGATCAGCGCAACGAGCAATTTAATTCCAGCCTGAATGATTTCATCAATATGCGAAAGCAGCGCCTCAATTATACTCGATATAATTTCTGGCAATACCGAAACTATCATATCGATTATCTGCGGCAACGCATCAACCAGTGATGTCAATAATTCAATTCCGCACTCGATGATCATAGGTATACAAGATAATATATTTTCGACCATCTGCGTAATAATCCCCGGAAGCTCCTGAAGCAACTGCGGTACCGCCTGCAAAATTCCATTCGCTAAACCTAACAGTAACTGAATGCCAGTTTGCACAATCTGTGGCACGTTCTGAATCAATGTTGATGCAAGTTGACTTACAATTGTAATTGCTGTCGATAAAATCGTCGGAATGCCATTTGTAAGTCCCTGTGCCAAGCTCTGTATCAACTCAATACCTGCATCGAGTATATCTGGCAATGCCTCTACAAGTCCTGATACAATCGCTCCTGCTATTGTAACCGCAGCATTAAGAATCATCGGCAAATTAGTTACTATTACACTAATAAGCTGGTTGACAATATTTTTGAAGCATGGTATCAGCTCTGGAACAGCCTTGAGCAATCCATCCAGCAACGCCCGGATCATGCTCGTTCCTGCTTTGATCATACTCGGCAGCGTCGTTGATACGATATTCGGTACCGTCTTTGCAATGATCGGCGCAAGCTTCTCTACGAGCGTACCAACGCCCTTCAAAGCAATTTCCACTCGCGGAAGAATGTTATTACCGGCAGTCGTAACGGATTCCACAAAATTATTGACAAGTACATCGAAATCCTGTGTATCATCAGCAATTCCAACAACAAGATTCTGCCATGCCGCCTTCGTCATG